GACGCCGGCGACTTTGGTGATGATTCGGTTGCAGTGTGCGCAGTGTCACGTCAGCTTATTGATATTCTAAGCGCTCGCCTTGAAAAGGCAAAGATTCCGCACGGATTGATTACAGGTGCGCAGAACGAAGATGAACGCCAAAAGGCGATCGATGATTTCCAAAGTGGAAGAATTAAGTGGATTCTTTTCACGGCACAGGCTGGTGGAGTTGGCGTCACCTTGACAGCCGCTCGTCGGTTGATCATGCTTCAACGTCCATGGTCACTTGTTGACTACAAGCAGGCGCTTGACAGAGTGCACAGAATTGGTAGCGAGATTCATGACTCGATCGTGATCACCGATTATGTTACCGAAGGAACGATTGAAGAGCGAGTTATTCAAGTCCTTGAAACAAAGGCTGATAACTTCGAGCAGATCGTAAAAGATAAGAACCAATTTCTTAAGATGCTGATCGACGACAAGACAGGAAAACTATGACAATCAGTGAAACTCCGGTAGAACTACGCCGTGAACCGATAAGAATCTCCAACTCAGAGATTCAGACGTTCAAAGACTGCCGACGTAAGTGGTGGTTGAACTACTACCGACGCCTCCAGCCACAGACTCAGAACTTTACAGGCGCACTTGCACTTGGTTCACGTGTTCACTCGGCGCTTGATATGTACTACTCAACCGGTACGCCGTTGCTTGAGTCATACAGTTACTTTGTTCAAGAGGACAAGAAAGCTCTTATCGAGAGCTACCGCGACACAGTTGAACTTGATACCGAGGCTGAACTCGGTAGAATCATGCTTGAAGGATATCTTCAGTGGGTAGACGAGAACGGCATCGACGCCGATCTTGAGATGATCTCAACTGAAGAAATTATCTCAATGCCGATGTTTGACGGTCGCGTTGAGCTTCAAGGTAAACTTGACATGCGTGTTCGGCGCAAGGCAGACGGTGTTCGTATGTTTCGTGACTTCAAAACAGTCGGCGGATCATTCACGGAGTTCGCAGCACTTGCTCATATGAACGAGCAGATTCTTACGTACATGCTTCTTGAGGCGGCGCAGAACAAAGAAGGCGAACGTAGTGAAGGTGGAATCTTTACATTACTAAAGAAAGTAAAGCGCACCGCCAACGCTAAGCCGCCATTCTATGAACAGATGGAAGTTCGCCATAACACCTTTGCGTTGAGAGCGTTTTGGAATAGAATTCATGGTACTGTAAGCGACATGCTTGCGGTGCGAGACGCTCTTGACGAAGGTCAAGATCATCACTTCGTTGCGTACCCTCGCCCAAGTAGGGATTGCAAGTGGAAGTGTCAATTCTTTGCAGTGTGCCCATTATTTGATGATGGTTCCGCCGCAGAGCACGCGATTACCGAGCTATACTCGCAAGGCGATCCATATAAGTATTACGAATCAACAGAGAAGAAGGGAAGTGAATGATGGGAAGTGTACAAAGATCACTAACACTTATGGTGTACGGTGAATCAAAGGTAGGTAAGTCAACATTTGCGGTTACAGCACCGTACCCGCGACTCATGCTTGACGTTGAAGGCGGACATAGATTCTTGCCTATCAATGTGAAGTACTGGGATCCGTTGCGTGAGGAGCCGCCCGCTGCAGATGGCACATGGGATACGTGCGTTGTAAACGTTACAGAATACGACACCGTTCTTAAGGCGTACCAGTGGCTGCAGATTGGTCGGCATCAGTTTAAGTCGCTGATCATCGACTCGGTCTCAGAGTTACAGGTAAAGTGCATGGATAACATTGCAGGAACAAATCAGATGCAGATGCAGCAGTGGGGCGAATTACTTCGTCACATGGGTGCACTTCTTCGTGATCTTCGAGACCTGACAATGCACGCTACAAACCCTCTTGAAGCGGTTGTACTGACAGCAATGGCACGACCAAACCAAGATGGTAGGTACCGTCCGTACCTTCAAGGTCAACTTGCCATTCAGGCTCCGTATTTCTACGACATTCTTGGCGCGATCAACGTCGAAGAATTCAACAACCCGGACCCGACACAAGGACCATTCAAGGCGCGACGCATGTATGTTGAGCGCACAGCACAGTACGAGGCAGGCGAGCGAGTTCAAGGCCGCCTCGGTAAGATCGTTGAGCAAGGCGACCTAAGCGTCGAACGAATGCTCGACATTGTTTTCGGACCTCGTCCGGAACAGCAAGCATAACATCCAAACCAAACACAGAAAGACACAATCATGAGCACACTCAATTGGGGTGACCTTGTCAAAGAGGCAGGCGACGTCGGTGGATTTGATCCACTTCCAGATGGCGATTACGACCTGACCATTGTAGAGGCACAAGCAAAAGCAACGCAGACTGGCAAGACCATGTTTGCAATCAAGGCACAGGTTCAGACCGGTGCACACGCAAAGCGCCTTGTCTGGGACAACCTTGTTGTTTCAACTGACAATCCTGCAGCACTCGGAATCTTCTTCCGCAAGATGAATGCTCTCGGCCTCGGCCGCGACTTCTTCTCAACGAACCCAAGCAACGCTCAGATTGAGCAAGCTATCAAGGGTCGTAGCTTCCGTGCACAGGTTGGTAGCCGTACATGGCAGGGACAGAAGAAGAACGAGATCAAGACGTACTACGGCGTTCCGACAACTGCAGCTGCAGTTCCGGCAATGGTTGTTGCACCTGCACCTGCACCTGCACCTGCACCTGCACCTGCACCTGCACCTGCACCTGCACCAACTGGACCAACATCGGCACCTACGTATGTTGATTCACCTGCACCTGCACCGGCTCCTGAAGTTCAGGTTCAGGCGCCCGTTCAAGAAGTTCAGACCTCGGCGCCTCCCGCTGCCCCGTTCTGATCAACAACAACGCTTAAGCGGTCGTCTGCATTACGTGAGTGGTGTAGACGACCGCTTTAGTATTACGCAAAGGATACAGTATGAAGATTTTAATGACAGGTTTTACAGCTCTTCAAATCAACACTGAGCATAGAACAATTCAAAAGATTGATGTTCCCGCTTCAATTGTTGAAGCTCTTAAAAGCGTCGGCCATGAAGTTGATTGGCGACGTGTTATTCCCGGTGAGGACCTGTCCTCATACGATGTGATCTGGGTAAACCTTGGACCACTAAACTCATTGAATGGTCGTCAAGGCGCGATGGGCGCGCTGTACGCTCTAAGCTCCGGAATCCCGGCGGTTGGATTCTTCGACGACTGGCAGTTTGCGTCGGTGTTTAACGCGTGTCGCTCTCTTGTCCGTCACCCCGAGATTTTGTATAAGTACTTGCTATCTGGCGCCGCTGTTCGTGGCGATGAAGGAGCAACGTATTACTCAAAGGCAGAAGCTGATGCCGCACTCGAAAGAATTGTAGCTGCTAATCCCGAGGCTGCAAAGAAGTGCGCCGTCGGTAGATACTTTTTCAACGATAACGACGACACGATTAAGTTCTATGAAGGCCAACTAGTGCAGACCGCGCAGACTCTTCTTGCTGAACGATGGGCTAATGGTCTTGTTCCAGTATGCCCGATGTATTCTTTTGGCGATAGATCTTTGGTTCGTAAAAGAATGCCTGCGGAGATGCACGGAATTGAAGCTCTTGACCCAAGCTCAACGATCTTCAATATTCTAAACACGAGCAGCCCGAAGGAACCGTCTGAAAAGAAAAAGGCATGGGTTCTTGGTGCGTTGATGCCGCACGACACGTGGTTGGAAAAGAAGACCATTGAATGGCCTGTTGAAATTGTTGGCAGTCGCAAACTCGTTAGAAAGTACGGCGGACAGCGCTTTGATACTGAAGCCGACGTGCTGTCGTTCTACAACGAGCATTGGGGAATTCTTTCTCCTCCGTACCCACACGCCGGCAGCGGCTGGTGGAGAAGCCGATTTATGTACGCCGCTAGAGTTAAGTCCATTCTTGTCACGGACAAGGGAGAAGGCAAACCACTAGGCGCACCGTACTCACTCACGATTAGACAGGTTGAAAGCATGTCAGATGCAGAACTTGCTGGCGCCGCCGAAGCACAGGCAAGCGCTCTTCGTGCGCACATGCCATCGTATGAATCATTCGTTGAGCACTGCAATAGAATCGTTCACCGCGCGCTGGAAGAAGACAAGGGTCTAAAGATCAACCCAGACGGCAGTAGATAATGAAGTCAATTGCAATCTCTGGGATGACAGCATCTCAGTCTTCGGAAAAATCATTCTATAGAAGCGCTAGTTTTGCAAGCACGCTATATGAAGTGCTGAAAGAAAACAACGTCTCTGTTCATTTTATAGAACCATCGGTGTTTCTAAAGAAGAGCGACTTCAAACAGTATGACGCCATACTGATTGGTGTAGCTCCTATCTTAAGTCTTGCTGCAAACAAGGCGTATGGCGCTCTTCATATGATCAATATTCTTAAGAATGATGATAGACTACGCTTGTTTATTGACGCGCCAGAACCGTCAAAGATACGCACAAGTCTCCGAGCTATAGACAGAAACAGCGACGACATTGTTAAGCCGTTCTACGCTAGCAGAAAGCACTACTCCGACGTCACTGGAAACGCCAAGGTCATGGACTCAGTTCTAGGCGGTGCTAAGGCTCTTCTGTCTCAGTGGGACTACGTTACCTTGTACCCATCAACACCGTTCATCGACAACGCTAACGTAGAGAAAGATCTATTCGGCGAAGTAAAGAACGTAGCACTCGGACTGCAGATTGATTCATCACTCGTTAAAAGAATCACAAGTCATTTTGTAACAACTAGAAACGACTTTTGGGTTGTTGACAATAGAAAAGCAAAATGGTTTAAGACACTCGAGAAGTCACTTGCAAATCCTATAGTTGACATGAAGAAGAACAAAGGAACAACCGACTCAGACGTTTACGATCTAGTAGCTGACTCATCTGGTGCGATCATAAGTATGTCTAATGATGGAATGCTTTGGTGGAACTATAGAATAGCTCAGGCGTTAAACTCAGAGACTCCCGTCTTTAGCGACTGGCGTACCACGTCTGTGATCGGGGATTCTTGGTCGTTACTGCCTTCAAAAGTAGAAGACATGGATTATGTTGATATCTACGAACTAGCAGTAACGCAAAGAAAGCAATATATGTCCGCGCTTACAACCGCGCAGGAGACACTACAAACACTAAAGAATGGACTAGGGCTATGACAAACAACGTACTATTTGGCCAATGGCTGCAAAAGACACGTCAACTTCAAACAGACGTCTACAACGTTGACTACACATCGTTTCATAGCGATGAGCACGATGATCTAAGAAACCTTATTGAGTATATCCGCTGGAATATGCTTGCGATCGACGATGAACTTGCCGAGGTTCGTAAGGCCATCTCGTGGAAGCCATGGCAGCACGATGATCCATACGCTGACCGTCGTGAGATCCTCAAGGAATGTGTAGATGTTTTGCACTTTGTAGCAAATATTCTTTGCGCCGCTGGCGCGACGGACGAAGAACTTGACAAGGAATACCTCGCTAAGATGCAGAAGAATGCGGACCGTCAGAAGAATGGGTACAAGGTCCTTGACGCTGGTGTTAAGTGCACACTGTGCTTTAGGGCTCTTGACGACTACGACGTGAGCCAATGCCCAGAGACATTCTGCCCGAGCGCCTTAAAAGGATAGACGATGATCTACATATGGGAAGACGCTGTTAATCTTACTATCTCTATTGGTGATGTTTTGAGGGTAAAAAATAATGCGTATACTACCGATGCTGGTAAACTTCACAATGGAAGACTTGTTAAAGTTACTAATATCA